GAGATCTTCTTGATTCTGTTACAAATCAAGGACAGCTTTTAGATAGAAGATTTGTCAAAGATACAAACGATTCAAGTGTATCATCTCCTAAAAGCGGAGACTCTAGTATTCAACAGTTATTTATTAATAATAGTATTACAAGTAGTGGATTAACCACGCTACAGCACGCAGAAAGACAAAATAATCACTTGTCTAGTGCATCTATTGATACAGGAAGCTTAGACGTTACTTATGATCGTAATAACCCATTCTATGCGGATGCAACAAGAAACGAATACGGGGCTTATTATAGATATGGTGGATATAAATATTCATTAGGTTGTGGAACATCAGGAAGCTCTCAAAGTTTTTGTATAGGAGGAACCTATGATGGGTATGGTGGGACAAAGGTTACAGAGAAAGGACGAGAAGAAAATAGTTACTTTAGCGGAAGAGATTTTGGAGAAAATGGATTATCTGATAATAACGATGATATTAATACAACCAGAAACTCTTCTGATACTGCAACTGTTGTTTGTCCAAATGAATCAACAACAGGAAAAGATCCCGTTGATCCCAACGATAAATTAGATAGTAGAAGTGCTTATGTTGGATTAGGAATTCCTAGCTTTGCTCCTGCACATTATTCTTCGTCTTCAGGAACAGACGGTACAATTCCAACAGAATATGATACTTATCCTACCAGTCAAATTTATGATTGGACAAATGGATTAGGTTCAAACGCAGGCGGTCATACCTTTATGCCTACGTTTACTATTGGAATTAAACATAGTCCTAAAATAGATACTAAAGCAAATCTTCAGTTTACAAAATCTCAATTTGGATTTGATAGTTCTTATTTTAGAGATGAATTAAATGGTCAAAACTTTAACAGGTTTAGATACGAATGTTCTACTTATGTAATTCCTGCTGGTCTTTATGTATTTAGAATTGAAGACGCAGATGTATGCGGCAGTGGAACGGGAAATACAACAACCAACTCAAACCGTTGTGTATTTGGTTTCTCTATGCCTCTTCCTAAATCTATTCATGATGCTCATATAGCAAATACAAATGATAGAATTCATCCTAGATTTCTTCAATGGTGGGAAGGCTTTTACAGAAGCTATGCTCAACCCGGATCTAAGGCATATAGTAAAGACTCATCTTATAGCGATGGCATTAATTATTCTGCTTGCATTGGAGCAGTTGATAGCATTTTCCAAGGTGCAGATCAATGGGTATCATGTGGAGAAAGCACTCTTCAAGGCGGCGACGTAAAGCCTCTTACTGAAGATATTGCTAACGCCCAAGGCTTACCACCAGACGCAAACGTGTGCGGTTGTTCTCAGACTATTGGTGATCAAGATAATAGTAGCATTCAAAATATACACAAATGTTGTAGTAACTATAATAATGATGGTGGAGAAGATCCGTCCACAGGTAGTTGTTGTTGCGGATCTGCCGATTGTTCGGCTGGAGGAAGTGCCTGTGGAGGAGGATCCGGATGTGGAGGAGAAGGATTACTATCAGAGAATACAAATGTAGGTAGTTGTCAAGAGTGTGCTACTCAAAATCAAGGATTATCTTGTTTTGAATCCGGAGGATTAGGACGTTGGGGCAGGGGCGATTTTGGTTGCACAGGCTCGGGCGCAAATAGAGTATGCTGTGATCTAGATCCCGACCCAACCTATAATGATGGCAACGCCGAGGGTGAGCTTGGAACACTCAGGGCTATTAGTTGTTATTGTTTAGTTCAAGATATAGATGATATTTGTAGTGAAGAAGATTGGGATTTTAGTTGTGTAGACTATGCTGTTAATTCATGTTGTTGTCTAGGATCGCCCGGTTTAGAGTATTGCAATGCAGATGGATCCGACTCAGGAGGAGGCGGAGACGGAGGCGGTCCCGGTGACTTTGGTAGCTGCATTGGACCCACAGGCTGTTGCAATAACAGGGCAGGATGTAGCATACCCGGATCTTATTGGGGTCCAAGACATGCTAGAGGATCTGCAAATAGCTGGTTACACTTAGATAGATGGGAAATTAGATCAGGAATTGCTCCTACTTCTATTAGAGGAACTGCCGCAGGAACCGCTTGGGAAAATATTCCAAGAAATACAGATGGAACTAATAAAACTATTTCTGGATCTGGACACGGATCAACAACAGCTTCAGGAGAATTATACTATCCATCGGCTCATGATAGTTCAACTAATGCTTTAGAGAATCCTCAGCTTAGGTTTATTAAACCAGCAAACCCGTATCTTTATTCTCAACTTCAATATGATCCTACTAATGGATATAATAATGGATCTGGAACAGCAGGAGAATGTGGGTTCTGTCAAAGTTTAGTTGACGAATCATTTAGTAATAGTCCAGAATTCTTTGGTAAGCTATCAGTAGTTACCTCAGGAACTCAAACTAATAACTGGTCAACTTCACACGGATTGCTTCATGTCTCTTCTTTAGTAGACATGGGATGTTCAGATAGAGATTATGTAAGTCTCTACAACAACAATCTTGTTTGGAGTGGCTCCTTTACTCAACTCGATTATATTAAATATACTGACAATACAAGCCTAACGGTTGCTACATAAGGAGTTACGATGAAGGCACAATCAATGTTTACTTTTTCAGACGATGAAGGAAAAACAAGAAAAGTTAAAACCATTATAAATGATGATTTTTCAATCCATTCTTTTTATTTTGAGCCTACTAATATGAAAAAGAATCAAACCTTTGAATATAAGACAAAAAAGAAAAAGAAGCTAGGTGATTGGGTTAAGAATACAATTGACTTTTTTACCTATAATAAAGTTAAACCTTGTAATGTCTGTAAAAAACGACAGGCAATGCTTAATCAAATAATGCAGAAGGAAAAAACAAATGGATAATAAACCATCAAAACTTCAAGACATGCTTTTTGAGGCACTTATTAGGGATCTAGAGGATCCTCAAAAATGCACTCCCGGTCTTTATCAGGTTGTTCGTGGCGTAGTAAACGACAACAAAGAAGAAGCCGGAGCAATTTCAAAAGAACATCTCAAGGCTGTAGAAGAGAAAATTTCTGAAGCAGTCCCATTTAAATTCGGGAGATAAAAAATGGAAATGACTTACTTCGGGGGATTTTTACAAATTCTAATTGGATTAGGTATTGTAGCAAATCTATGGAAGATTCAACGTGAGTTAGGAGAACTCGCTGTTACTTTATCTGGTCTAAAAGGAATTGTAGAAGACCACGAAGCAAGACTAAGAGATATGGAGAAAAACCATGCCAACAAAAAAGTTTAAGTGTGCTTGTGGAGTGACCACTAGAAAAACAGGAGCTTCAGCCACAAAGGCTTTATTTAAAAAAAAATCAGAAGGAAAATCAAATGGCCGAAAAAAAGAAAAAAGGTAGTATGAAGGGGCATACTATTAAGGGCGGTCATAAGAGACCCACTAAAAAGGGTGCTGGCATGACTAAGAAAGGGATTGCTAAGTACAGACGAGATAATCCCGGTAGTAAACTAAAGGGCGCAGTTACAGGAAACCCTAAAAAAGGAAGCAAAGATGCCAAGAGAAGAAAGTCTTATTGTGCTAGATCTGCTGGACAGATGAAGAAGTTCCCTAAGGCTGCTAAAGATCCAAACAGTCGTTTAAGACAAGCAAGAAAAAGGTGGAAATGCTGATGGCTAAGAAAAAGAAAAAAGCAAACGATGCTTGTACTAAAAAAGTAAAAGCTCGATATACTAAATGGCCTTCTGCCTATGCGTCTGGTGCTTTAGTCAAATGTCGCAAAGTAGGAGCTAAGAACTGGGGAACTGGCGGTAAAAAAGGAAAGAAGAAAAAGTAATGGCTAAGAAAAAAAGCGAGGGTCTAAAGAAATGGTTTGGACGCAACAAGGGCAAAGGATGGATCGACTGTAAGACAGGAAAACCCTGTGGTCGTAAGTCTGCTAAAGGCAAAAGCAAAAGACCATACCCCGCTTGTAGGCCCACCAAAGCCCAGTGTAACTCAAAGGCTAAAACTAAAAAAGGACCAGCAAGAATCTCTTGGTCTAAGAAGAAAAAGAAGGGCAAGTAATGGGACAATCTAAGTCATCTAAAAATTACGCTAAAAATCCCGCGTCACGAAAAAGAAAAGTAAAAACTCAAGCTAAGATTAATAAAAAACCTACTGAAAAGAAACGTAGGGCTGAGTTAAATAAAGAAAGAAGAAAAAGGGGAATCTACGGAAAAGGGGGCAAAGACATCAGCCATCGAAAAGATGGAAGTGTATTCTTAGAGTCCCCTAGAAAGAACCGGGCTAGAAAAGGAAAAGCATGAATGTTCCTCAAGAAATGTTGGATGACTTTCGAAACCATATGTGGGCGTGTTTTAAGTACTTAGGTCTTGGTGAACCCACCCCCGCTCAATATGCTATGGCCGATGAATTACAAAACGGCCCAAAAGATATGCAACTACAAGCAGGTCGTGGTTTTGGTAAATCCGTTATTACCTCTTGCCTAGCTTCGTGGTTTCTTCTAAAAGACTCTAATAGCACCATTATGGTTGTTTCTGCTACAGGACAAAAAGCTGTAGAGTTTATTTCTATGACAAGGCGTATCCTTGATTTAGTTCCTTATTGTCAAGATATGAAGCCCGGAGAAGGAACTATTGATAATGCTTTTTCTTTTAACGTACAAAACAGAACTAAAATAGGCCAAGATAGATCGTGCTATGCCCGTGGAATAACCGGACAAATTACTGGATCTCACGCAGAATATTTAATTTTTGATGATATAGAAATAGAGGGAAATTGTGAAACTACTCAGGCTAGGCATAAGCTTCTTAATAAAGCACTTGAAGCAGAACAGATTAGGAATGTTGGCGGCAGGGTAATACTTCTAGGAACTCCACAAACTAAAGATTCAATTTATAATGTCCTAAAAGAAGGATACCCTGTTGTCAAATTCCCTGCTATCAAACCCGATCCAAGTATTCCTTCAGAATCTGAAGATGTATCAGAATGGGTTATGTCTCTTGATATTGAACCGGGAGATCCCACTCAGCCTGAGCGGTTTAGTAAAGACGTATTAATGGAACGAAAAGCCAAAGTAGGGCCAACTCTTTTTGGACTTCACTACAAACTTGATACAAGTCTTGCAGATGCTGAAAAGTATCCTCTAAAACTAGAAGACTTAATTGTATTAGATTTTGATCATGAGTTAGTTCCAGAAAAAGTGGTGTGGGCCGCTTCTACAGAAAATAAAAAAGTACCTTCATTCGGAATGTCAGGAGATAAGGTTTATGAGCCAATGTGGATCTCTGAGAGGTTCGTAGAGCCTCAACAGAAATTTATGTTCGTAGACCCTTCGGGGCGAGGAAAAGACGAGACAGCGTACTGTGTGGCCTCTACGTCCTGTGGATACGTCTTTATTCATGAACTTAGCGGATTAGAAGGTGGATACTCAGAAGCTGTTCTTAAAAAAATATGTAAAATTGCTTTGGAAAACGAAGTTCAAGCAATTATAGCGGAGTCCAACTATGGTGATGCTATGTTTAATAAGCTTCTTATTCCTGTTATGCAAAAAATATGTCCCGATGTTGGTCTCATGGAAGAAAAAGTTACGGGAGCCAAAGAAGTAAGGATAATTAGATCTTTAGAACCTGTAATGTCTCAACATCGTCTTTGTTTTAATACAAAAGCTATTAAAGAAAAAGAAACTCAAATTCAAATTACTCGTCTTACCGAGAGAAGAGGGGCGTTGGCTCATGATGACCGGGTTGATGTTTTGTCCTTGGCCGTTAATCAATGGAAAGATCATCTCACATATGATGTTGATGCATTGATTGAAAAGAACCAAGAAAAAGAAGCTATGGAAATAGTTGAAGGATGGATATCTGACGATAGGGTTGGAACTTTATTTGGAGATAAAATCTCAGGCGGTTATCGTTATGTTGATAGAAAATATAATCAATTCAAACACAGGCCTATTCTCAGAGGTAGAAGGAGTAGATAATGTTTGCTGTGACTGGTATTGGTCCTAGATGCGGAACTTCTTTTTTAATGCAGCGTATTAGAAAAATGGGAATACCTGTAGTAGGAAAAAAATTTCCTTATTGGGCTGTAAAAGAAGAAAATCCAAATGGATATTATGAAATTAATCCTTGGACAAACCTATACGGAATACATCATCAAGACTGGAAAGGAAAAGCCGTAAAGCTTTGGCCTCCTGTTTTAGAACAGACTCCGGTTACTAATATTGATAAATTAATTATCTTAGAACGAAAAGATCAAGATAAACAAATTAAAAGCATAGAACGAGTATTGCCAAAAGAATTAGATAAACTAGGATGGGAAAAACCCAAGGATGCTTTATCCCCCCTAGAAATGATAAATAAATCTACAGAAATTATCGAAGATTATCTTAGATATTATAACTCTTCTTTTATATATGTATATACAGAAGATCTAACTGATTCGCTTGATTTAATAGAAAAATTTTTAAAGGAGCCAAGAAAATGCCAGCAGTAGTAGCATTAGGAGCAATTGGACTTGC